CCTTGTAATTGTGTTAGTAGGTTTAGGAACGCGAATGTTTGTAGGCGCAAATCTTGCAGATCTATAACCATTTACAACTGCTATGCCATCACTAACTTTTGCGAGAAGATGTGTATCCTGAGAATCTAAACCAAACTCTAAACGAAATGGTTTAACAAGATAATCGCCTGAATTTTCTTTAATCCGTGTTGCAACAACATCTCTTGGAATATTATACTGTAAATTTTGTGCGGCAGAAACAGCTTTAAATATAGCGCCATTACGAACAGTTGCTACTGCTATAAAGTTTTCTGATGAAGTCACTTCGCTTTTAGTAGTTAATGTTAAACTAATTTTAAATCTATCTGCACCCGGCGCCGTTTGATTTGGAACAGCTCCTTGATTATCATAAAGGCCTACATCATCCTCTACATCGATTACCTGCTGAGTTACTTTGAAGCCGACTTCTGCATCAGGTGTGTCGCTATATTTAGAAACTATAGCAGTTTGTTCTTCCGTAAATACAAAAAATCCTTTTGTGTAATATATACTTTGGCCAATTGTAACACGAGTACCTTTGCCTGTGGATGGATTTGCGTCAGTGTTTGTGATTTGAACTACACGACCAGAACCAAGGCTTTCACCAGGAGAGAATCTCGGAGTTGCTGCCGCGCTTGCTACGGCAGTAGTGTTTACATATCTTACAAAAAATGTTGCAGGGTCGCTGGCAGTTGCGGCTACGACTTGAAGTACTTCTGCTTTTACACCTGTAGTACCGCCTGTTAAGATATCACCAACAGTTGCTGTAAATGAAGTTGAAGTTGGATCAAGTTTTACAAACTCATAATTAGTATTAATTGACATGCCACCAGGCTTAACAACTGCGCCTTCTTTAAAAATATTGTTACCAAATTTTTCAACTTGTTTATTGATGATTGTTTGCATCTGCGTAAGTTCTCGAGCCTGTAAAGCTCTACCACTGTTAAACAGTATGCGATAAAATCCATCGCTATCAGCAAAGTCATCCTTATACTTGGTAGAAAAGAGGGTATCTGTAAGCGTAGTTGCCATTTGTCAATCCTTAGAATTGGATAATTATTTTAATGTCTTCAGACTGTGTTGCAGTTCTTGATACTGGTGCTCTGTTATCTATGTATAGCAGATCTCCAGACTGGTTATCAACTTCTGCTGCGATGAGAGCTGAATCAATAATACCTTGTCCTGCTCCGTTAACTTCATCTACAACTTCTCCGTCTTGAAACGCAAGAAATCCAGTTGCATCTGTCTGATGATAGTAAATTTCATTTGAATCGATGTGATCTATGTAAGCTTGAGCTAATGATGTTTGACCTTCAAGTATCTTATCAGCCGTAAATGATGACACCACTGAAGACAGTGTCATTTTATCAAGTGCGTTACCTGTTGTGGCAGTAAATAAAGTAGCATCAGAAGATTTAAGAGGATTTTTAATTAATCCAACCTGCCTAAAATCTTGACCAGTAACAAAATTACTGTCAGTTCCTTCAATTTTACATTGGAACATAACTGAGGCTGACTTTAAATCAATACGTGGATCAGCACCAACTCCCGAATCAGTAAAAGGTAAAACAGCCCGAGCTTTTGCTCCTGTACCACCGCCGCCTGAAATAGTTACGGTTGCCGTTGTATAATTTTGCCCATGTGCAATAGTAGAACTATCAGCATCCATCTGAATACGAGAAACCGTACCGGTATTTGAATCAATTGCGGCTGTAGCTGATGCTCCTGTGCCAGTAGGAGATGTAATTGTAACTGTAGGTACTGATGTGTAACCTAAACCTCCATCAGTAATAATGATAGATAAGACTTGGTTTTGTACCGCATTTTCTTGTATAGATCTTTGACGTAATTCAATACCTGTTGAGTTTGAGTCTGTTGCGCCTTGTTTTGAAGTCGGCATAAAGTTAGAAGACATAAAATCTTCCGCGTCATTCGCGGAAATAGTGTATAAAAACTTCCAGACATATCCATCAGATAAACGAAATGAGTGATCGTTTGAAAATGTAGGTTCTACTGTTGATGGTACTGCAACACCTTGAGAATTGCGACCTGTTTCAAGACAAACATATACTTGATTATTTTCATTCTTCACATAATACGGATTTGTAGGATAACCTGAGGTACGATCATCATATTGAGAATATATTCGACCATTTGACCAGTTGTTTCGAGGTACAACTAGTGAAGATCCTTGCATTCTTTTTATTGCTTGCAAACCATCTCGAAAATCTACCTGTGTTTCAGGATTATTATCTGGAGTTGGCACAAGTTCATTTGAATCCCATTGCTCAGAACGACCTACACCAACGTAATAATTCGCTGTATTGTTTTGGAACTGATCAAAGAAGTCCCGAGCAATCTGTCTTTTAAGAGTATCTGTAACAATCGCTGGCATTTTCTAATCCTTATGTACTTATCTGAGCGCCAAGTGCAATGCGCTTATAAAAGCCCGCGTCGCTATCAAAAACTGCAAGGCATGGGTTACCTGAAGCACCGTCATCTACAAATATCATTTTACCATGTTTACCTGTTGGCACTGATGCGACAGTATATGTTCTTAAATCTATTTCAGCTGCTTTTCCAATTACATGAGCTGAATCAATAATATCTTTTACGTAATCAGAATCAGCTCTAAGTCTTACGTGACTACTGTCAATTAATGATATAGCTCGACCAGAATCAAGAGCATTTTCATCAATCAGTACAATCGCAAGGCCTGAATCGATATAGTCCGTACCAAGAGAAAGACCGGCATTTGTTGCTCGTGCATTTACGTAATCTGAATCAATAAGATGAATCACATTTGCTGAATCTAAATAATCTATCTGACGAAGTTGAACATATGCAGAGTCAATAAGTCTTGTTGCTCGTCCAGAATCAAGAGCGTTTTCGTCAATTAATATTTTAGTGCTGCTTGAATCAAATGCTGTTCCTGTCAATCGAGAAATATAAGCTGAATCTACTATGCTTGTAATATCTGCAGTAAGAGCTACGGTGCCAGAACTATCAGGTAGACCAATAAGATTGTCTTTTGTAGGATCAACAACTCTAAATGTCGTTTCAAAACTGTCAGCGGTCGCGCCTTCAAATACAATTCGGCCGCTGTCAAACGTAATACCCGTGATCGAGCTGCCGGTTGTGGCCTGTAAAGTCGCTACATCTGTATACAGTTCATCAAAATTTTGATTTATCTTAGTGGCACCGGTTCGAAGATCATCACCGGTGCCGTCATTAGCGGCTGAGCCTATGTCAATAGTTTGTTTTGCCATGTTCTGTACCTATAAATTCTTTTATCTATTTATATCACTTTCTAAAGTAAACTGCTGCACTATAATCATCTAGTGTTGATGAGAACCTGATAGCTGATGCATTAGCCGAATCAGCATAATCGTCAAATGATTGATAGAACCCTGCCCACTCATATACTGGATCGTAATATTTAATTAATGTGTCAATAGTAAGGGTTTGGAAATCATTTAGATTGCGATACAAGCTGTAGCGATCTCTTAGTGCATAAGTCAATGTATCTCCTGCGTATACGCCTGCATTACTGTCGACATACCCATGAAGATAGTACTGAAGTGCATTAAGATTTGGTGCATCGCTATCACGACCATCATAAGAAGGCGCGTATTCAGTAAATCCAAATAGCATACCAACAGCTTCACCTTGCGCTGTCATATCAAAATTGGCTGTGCTGAAGAGAAGTTTGTTATTTGCATTCTTATCAAAGACTGCATCAGCTGTTGTTATGTCTACTTGTGGTAAACCTTCAATTACAACATCTGCACCAAGATAGAAACCAGCCGGATGTACAAAAGTTCTATATAATTCTTCCCACTCAAGTAGTGGTATAGGTGTGCGGAGAAGAACGGAGAAGATTTGATTTAAAGCGCCGTCTTGAAGTCTCGCTCCTTCTTCTTGACCTATTGTAGTTTTTCCAACATAAAAAAGTCTATCCTTTGGATAAATGATTTCAATATCTTCGTTAAAAAAAGCTCGAAAAAATCCATTAACAGAATATTGAGAACCTTTAACTCTAAAGAAATTACCAAAGTTACGAATCGCTTCACGTGGAAAAGTGAAAGTGCTTTGTGAAACACCAAGAGCAATCTCATCAAACATGAAATCAAGATATTCAAGTTTCGTATCTTCAATATCTCTTATTGTTTGAAGTTCTTGAATGATACCGCCAAAATTATCGGCAGAATCAAGGTGCTCATAATAGGCGTCAAGAAAAGTAATAAGGTTTGGATAATCTTCACGAAAATGTTCAGGTAAGACTTCATCTACCAAACTTTTTCTTACATTTGTATTAATACGACCAAATTCACGAAGAGTCTGATCAAAACCAGTATGAGCCATTAGGTTACTCTTAAGCCTGTTTGTTGTCTATCAACTTCAGCTGTTGTTGATGTTCGACTTGTATCAAGTCTTAATATATAGTTTCGAAGAGGTCTAACTACGCTTTGATTCTGAGGCGTAGTTGATATTTTAATGAATGTGTTTCCACCAATGAAAGCTTGAGGATTAAATCCTATAATTTTTACTTGACCCTTCTCTTGATCATATTCACCAACATTATCGAGTCTTACAACACCATCAACATCTATAATTTGTAAAGTTGTACTTTCAAGTTTATTTTTAATTTGACACACCGCATTTTCAAATGTAAAGACTGTAGACTCTACCACAGCAACATCATCATCTGGGGCAGCTAATTTCTGAGGAAAAGAGAGCGTTGTGGTATTATTAACTCCAATTGAAGGACTAAATCTCATTTGTATTTTAACGTCGCATTTACTTGATAAAATTGCTGGATCAAGCGCGTCAATTTCTGTCAGTAGATTTGATCTTCTAAATATTTTGTTAAATGTATTAAGATTTCTGGTAAAGTAGTTTCTAACATAGCTATAAATTTGATTCTCTGTAGTTGCTAAAGTAAATCCAGTTAAAGAAGGATCAAAATCAAAATTAATCGCAAGTTCTAAGAATACGTCCAGAGGATCGACAAATTCAGTGTCAATTGATATAACACCTAATGCATCCGTAAAGTTTGTTACAATATTGTTTTGAGTAGTAGTTTTAGTCGAAGCAGTAGTTCCAACTGGAAAGTTTAAAGAAACATAAACTTTGCCGTAATCGATAGGGACGTTTTGATCACCTGACCAAACAGCTACATCAGACACGTCGCTAAAGTTGCTTAAAATAATTGCTTTGTAGTCTGCTGATGTGACCATTCTTTGTTGTGATGCAAAAGCAAGTGGAGCAAGCTGTCTTACACTTTCAATAGATTGTTTAAAGGAACCTCCAGTAGCTTCAGAAGCTGTAACAGCTGTTACCGTGTAATTAATACCTTGCACTGTCAAATCTGAGGTTGCAGTGAAAGTATCCGCTAAATTAGCGGCAGGCCCTTTTGTTGAAAGATACGTGACAACTATTTTGTTACCAGGATCTGGCTTTTTACCGAAAGAAATTCCATCACCAAAATTTAATTCATAAAAACCGTTTGGAGCTTCTCGAATTGTAAATACTGTAGTGTCTTTATCAATTGTACTTGCTTCCGCAAGAGGTGTGTACTGAATAAATTGTGTAGATGAAACAGTATCATACACAATCACTGATGCGGTTTTTGTATCAATGTTTTCATCAGGTATTACAAAAACTTGTCGCTCTTCTGTTTCACCTGAAATAAATGTTTTTGTTTTCTCTTCACCTTCATGAACTGGTATTTCATCAGAACCTTCTGTGGTTAAAAAGTTGTATACGCCTGATCCATTGTCTTTAGCAAAATAAGTTTCAAGTGTTCTAAATGTATACGACACGCCATCGACTGATGTTGTGAATTGTCTGCCCTTACTTAATTGTAATTGAGCGGGTCGACCAGAAACTCCAGCAAGATTTACAGAGAGATTTAAAAGAGCCTTTGCTGCAACCCGAGATCTAACCTCGTAACCTAAAGTTTCAGCGTGAGATACAACAGAAGATCTAAGTTGTGAAGTATTTAAGAATGATTCGTTAAGCGCAAAGTTTGCAGTTAAACCGTTAATGTGTGTGTTATATGCCAACACATCAAGTATGTTATTTAGTCCTGACGCATCAAAATCGTAATCAGCAAATTCTGTGTCTGCCTTCAAATAATTTTTCAGACTTAGCTTAAGAGCTTGAAAGTCAAGATCTGAGGATTTTATTGTAGTTGCCATTTATCTAAGCCTCGCTAATGAAACGTCTAGTGCCACAATTTCTGCGGTATTAACGACTTGAAAATTAACAGTTGCATCTAATGAGTTGTAATCAGGCTGTACATTCAGATCAATTGAAAGCACTCTTGCTCTCGGTTCATAGTTTGTAATCGCATCATAGATCAAGTCTTGTATGTATTCTGGATCGTATTCTGTGTCTAATGAAAAAAGCGCATCATTTAAATTTGCGCCAAAATTTGGTTGAAACGGTTTCTCGTTTAAACTTGTAAGCAGCAAATTTTTTACAGCTTGTTTTACTGCTGCGGCGTCTTGTTTTTTATACACGTCGCCTGACGGTCGTGCATTGAATGTAAGATCTACATCTAAATAGTCTCGGGCCCGAGTACTTATTATGGATGAGGTAAGATCACCGTCTTCTGTAGAAAAAGCTTTTGCTACCATTTAAAATTCCTTTAGAGTATTTATAGTATTTCTACGAGTTCGCCGTTTGTTTGTACATGGTTATTATACCTTGTTTCAATTTTATTGTCAAAACTAACTGTCCATTGTGGCGAAACCTCAGGCATTACTAAAATGATTTGAACATTTAGTGCTTCACTTGGATCGTATGTATCGTAATCTAAAACCATTTTTTCAAATTGGTAGAAATCTTTAACGTATTCTGCAAGTCTAAATGTTTCTCTCAAACTTACTTGTCCATTTCTATCAATAACTTCATACACAACAGCTCTGCCTTTTGACATTTGATCGTTTAAACTATCAATGACAAGTGTTTCGTTTGGCCCAGGTTTATAAAATCCTTCAACAACATTTATGTTATGTCGATTGTTTTTATCAAGAAATGCTTGAGCTGACTTCATAAATTTAGCGTGTAAATACAGGTTCTTTGCGATACGAACGCGCTCAGTTTCGTCGGTAATATGATTCATTGTCACTGCTTCACCGTGACCGCCTAAGAAAGTACCGAGTCTCACGCTTGGTGCAAGCTGTGTTCTTGCGTCAATTACGCCTTGATCTACTAACTGAAGTTCTGGATTGTATAATTGATCTGGTGTAATTGTAACAACTTTATTAGTATTGTTTGTAACTTTTAATTTTTGTGTAGGATCGTACCCATCATATACTCTTTCAGGCTTGTATCTTCTTGCTGTTCCGTCTGTATTAGCAATTCTACCGATTGTAAAGCCTGTAGGTTTACGATCAGCAAAGTTAGCAGACAATACCCCTTCTGACTGCATACGACCAATAAACTGCGCGTTTGTTGCGGTATTCGGATCTCTAAGTTTTGATCTTACCTCTCTCGTTGTAAGTTTTACTCTTGAAACTCCACCTGTATTTGTTGATTGATCGATCTCATCTTTAATAACATCACCAACGTCGATCTTGACAAAACGATAACCGTATGCACTTTGTGTAAGATACTCATTTAGCCAACTTGCGTCAGGCCCTGGTGCAGGAAACGATGTGCGCACATCTGTATTTGTCGCAACATGCGTATTAGATCCTGGACTTAATGCAGGTCCAAGCGGTGCTTGACCAGCAGATGTTGCAAAATCCGCTTGATTAGCGTCATCTGCTTTACCAGTTAAATCGCCTGTAAATGTTGGAGCTGTAACACCTGCTGTAAATGTTGCAGATGTTCCATAATAATTCTTACCATAGTGAAATACAGTATCGCCACCAATCATGCCAGTGGCTGACTGTAGCACCATGTCTGTGGCTGAAATATTTGCATTCTTAGTTGATATTGATAATTCATCCTTCGACGTAATCATAGTTTCATCGTCAACGAAAAGATTATAGTCTTTCTCAACACGAGTTGTCATGGTTCCTTTCGTAATCATGTTGTAATTACCAAGAATTGTATCCGTACCCGTGCCTTTTAAGAATGAAGATTGATTACCAATAATTGATGTTTCGTGGTTTTCAATTACTTTTTGTTGATAGTTACCACGAATTTCTTCTCTCTTATCACCGTGTACTTTTAAATTGTAATTACCTCCGACCTCTACATCCATATCTCCTGATACGCGAAGTTTAAGGTTGCCTTGATATTGTATATCGCCGTCGCCTTTAACAATAATCTTTTGGTCGTTACCAGTAATTTCAATTGTGTTATACTTTGAATTGATTATCACAGTACCGTCAGGCCGCATATCGATACCAGCCCCGGTGCGATGTTTAAATAATAACCTTTCGCGACCAGGTGTATCGTCCATTTCTGTGACATGACCAGTAAGTGTTTCCCGTACCTGATTTAACGGATATTCGCTTTGTGGTAAATCTATTAAATCAAGATTCATGTCTGCAGGTGCGCCACCAATTAAAAGCTCGTTAGTCTTTAAACCTCGAGCCGCAAGATTTGTTGACGCCACATTAATATACTCTGGTTTAGGAAACTGACCAGCTTGATCAACAAAAGCTTTCGATGGTTCTGATTGTACCTGTTCTTCTACGGTATCAAATATTTCATCACTCATTCAAATATTCCTTTTACAGTATTTAAGATCTTACCAGCTTTAAGTTTATCAAGTTTGAATGCCTGTCCTTCTGCATACGCTGTTTTTGCGACATTATCGAGTCTTGCAACTTTACCAAGTGAAACTCCAAGTTTACCTGTACCTATTTCTAAATTAGTGCCTTCAAGAATAGCGTCTTTCTTTTGTTTTACAAATGACAAAGCTGTATCCTCTAGATTTAGATACTGAGTAGGAGAAAGATCCTTTATTGTTTGATTCTTTTGTACTACAAGTTGATTTACATTTGGCAAAGTATTTGGATTTCTCTTTGGCACTACTACATTTACTGGTCTTCTGACCGCAAGGTCAGCTGCTGGAGGACATTCTACTATTTCATTTTTAGGAAATGTAGAAGGTTTGCGTAAACTTGAATTTACAAAGTCTCTTACATCAAAATACGGGTTTGGCTTATATGAACAATCAGGATTTACGTCATCAACTCCAAGTATCTCAACACCTGGATAAAATATTAAAAAATTATTTAAAAATTTAGCCAAAGCAGTTTGATCAAGGCCATACTTAGATTTATTTCCACCACTTCCAGAAACACCCACATAAATATAAAATGCTCCAGGTCTTGCTGGTACATTACCAGTTTGCAGTTTAACCTCTTCGTTAAATGGTCTATACAGATGAGGTAAACCACTAAATTCTATAAACACATGACAAGGCAATGCGTAGTCATTTGGATTTGCATTAACAGCTTCAGCTCCAAAGTCTCTTATCATGTTCTTTTGATGACCTAAGTGTATTTCCAAAAGAGTGTAATGCTTTTTAAGCTCTGGTAAACCTCCAACAATAACTTGTCTTATTTCCCTGTCTATTTGACTTATTTCTGCTTGCTGCCTTGCATCTTCTTCTATGACATTTTCTCGTCCACTAAGATCAAGAGAATCTGTCAATATACCTTTCCAATTCTTAATACCACCTGTAGCTTCCACTACGTTATTTTCTGATGGTAATGAATTGTCTTCAAGTTTTGATTTTATAACAGAACCTTTTAGATTAGTTGTCGCTAACTGATTTGCTGGCCCTTCTGGCACATTGATAATGTTAGGTGTAGGTACTTGTACATTTGATCTATTTAATACTGTAACTTGAGAAGACGCTTTAAGTACACTACGAGGGTCTTTATAGCCTGTTGGCAGGTTTAAAGCGATTGAGGCGATTTGACCTAATATATTTCCAAATCCTCCACCTATACCACCAAATAAATTATTTGAACCAAATGGGTTTTTGATTTCCCTTGATACAGCAGCGCAAGCCTCTTGAGCTTGAGCTCCTGCATTTGCTGCAATTCCTCCTTGAGTCAGCTCTGTTCTCATTGCTACTGCAGCTAATGAAGGAATAGGTGAAGCGGTTGGTAAAGCAGTCTGAACATTTTTAGTAGAAACTCCAGCAACTTTAGTTAAAGCTTGAGCCATGCCTTTCACGTTTCCTTGTACTATTGTTTCATTAAGTACTACACCAGCTCCGCCTTTTGTAGAGCCTGTAACTCCTGCAAGTTTATTACTGTTTTGCACATTTACTGTAATGTTTCCTTCGTTAATATTTCCGGTCATCTTTGCAACAGAAGGACCTTCAGCAGTTGCGCCTTTTGTTGTTGCAGCTGTCATTGAAACAAATCCATCTTTCTCTGTGTCAACTTCTGCTGAAATAGTAGAACCTTCAAGTGCTGCTCTTTGTTCTACGCTGCTTTTAACTTGTTCTTTTGCCTTTTCAACAGCATTAGATTTCTTACTAAGTTCAGTATCGATTGATTGTTTTGGTATTGTAGTGCCTGAAGTATCTTTTGCAGGTAGATTGCCTGGTGTACCAGCTTCTGCAGCAGCAATTGCTTCTGCTTCATTTCCATATTGTTTTCTTATCTGCTCTTTAGTAAATAATACGGTCCATCTACCACGAACTTTATCTAAAAATACTTTATTTCCATTGACAATTTGAGACATTAAATTAACTCCTCAAAATATTTTTTAGATTGTTCTACTCTTTCGTCCGTACTACCTGCTGCTGGACGAAGATAGTTCTTCTCAAATGCTATTGATGCATCTTCAACTGTAAGTGCTCTTTGAAGTTCACCGACACCAAGAAACTTATATTTAAATAATTCGTATTTAGTATATTGAAGCTGTGCATACATCGTTTTATAATTATATCCATTCGTTGCACTGAAGTCGATAAGCTCTGCATATCTTGTCAGTCCGCCTTTTCTATTTGCCGCTCTAGTTGCGTCATTCCATTGTGCAAGCCCGTACGCGCGCGCCCCGTCATTTTCAACCACAGTAACATCAGGATCAAAGTCTTTATTTGCTCTCAAGTTGTTACCATTTTCAACGTGAAAATTACCGAGTATTCCGCATGCCTGTTCTACAGAGAATCCTCCGCCTTCTGGTGAAATGAAGAAATTAAATGCTTTCTCAATATTTTGACCGCCAAAAAGTAGTTCATTGTCTGCGTCACGGCTACTAGCTGGTATTTCCGCTTTAAAGTCTCTTTCTCTACTTTCAATTTTTGGTATCGAACCAAGAACTAAAGGCACCTGACTGTTTTTACCATCAAGAAAGATACCGTATACTTGAGCAAGTTCTTTTATGCCGGTGTTGGCGCCAATTCCAGAACTACCGCCTTCAGTGATTGGTGCTACAACATGAGCCCAAGGTAGAATTTCATTTGGTACATTAGTTGTGTCGTCACCATGAATACCAAATATTCTTACCTGTATTCTACCAAGTTGTTCTGGATCATTAGTACTATGAGCTATGCCAAGAAACCATCTTGTCTCATCACCATAAAAATCCTTGTACGAATGCGGTATCATCTATCTGCGCCTTGTGTGTAGATGTCAGAGTTGTAATTTGCAATCTTAGATATTAATAATTTAGTTCTGCAATGCTCTTTTGTAAAAACATGTCGAGCAGCCATTATCAAATAATCTCCAGATAATTTGCGATCTATTTTTTGACCTGAGTGACCATGATCCGTTGCTTTAAATACTATTTTTATTATATTTCCAATTGTTTTACTACTACCACCGATCAAATATTCCCTGCCATCTACAACGATTTCAATTGGATTTTTTGTCAAAAGGTTTTTAAACGCGAGAGAAGAAACTTTTCTCACATGCCCTGTTTCTTCTCTTTCTTCTGTATACGACTTATGATTATCATCAAAGTTTTTACTTGCGTATGTATTGAATATCGCTCGAGATTCATATTCAGATATCTGCTTCTCATCTATAATTAAATCATATGAAACAACAGGCCTGTTCTGTCTTTTGCTTATGTCTTTGGCTAAATCATAAACATCATTATGCACACTAAATTTCTTTTTTATGTATCTACCTAGTGTCACATCATAAAAACTATGTTGAGCGCCAACAAATCCTTTTTGTACTAGTTGTAAAGTCGTTTCATGATTCTGTAAGTGATAGTCGTATATTTGCATATGGCGATGAGCGGTGTCGACAGTGCCAGCATTTTGACTGTAAGTATAAGGATAAGATTCATTTAGCGGCACTTGTTTTAGCATAGTTCCAAGATCTAAAAAGAACAGAGCGTTTGTAGCAAAATTGGAAAAAAGATAAAATGGATATCCTTCAGACGAAGAAGATCTGTTTTTAATCCATGCCATCGCTTCAATTGGTGTCAGATTAGGAATTATCACTTGCATATTATTTGCAACGTTATCAGAGGCAGTTGTGTTAACTTCCTTGTTAAAATAATCTTTTGCTATTGTTTTAATTATTTTTGACGGTTCGCCTGAATAAGCTTTGTTAACATTTAAGAGTGCACTTTTATATCCAATGTCTTCTGTGAAATGAAGATGAACTACTGCGGATGTTTCATTTGCTCTTTTAACAGACTTTATACTATCAATTACAAATTTTTTCAAAATAGGTTTTATTTGATTTGAAGATGTTCTTTGTATTTCAAGTTCTAAACTTTCTGCACCCTGTATATCGAATCTTTCAATAACTCTTTCAACATCTACAAGAATGATAGTTCCTGTGATAAAAGGCTTTTCTATATGTTCAAAAATCTCGATATCAGTAATTACATTTCTAATATCAAAATCAGCAAGTGCTCGTGGCGCTGTAAGCAACGCTTTACTTATAAACCAATCGCTACCTGATTGATCATTTAAATTTTGTAGACTTTTTGTAGACGTCATACTTTCTCACCAAGAGACTGAAAGTATGTATTAACAATCTCAATGATACTGTCAGGTCTCAACACGTTAATAATTTTAAGCTCATCATTTTGAGCAACATAGTAGTCAGCGTACGTCACCTCAGTCAACTGAGCTCCAGGTCCGACTTGCGGATCTATATCAACTCGCTCAGAACCAGAAGCATAATAATACGGCGCATTGTATTCGTCACCTGTTGCGACTGCCGTTGCTGTTCCTGGCTGACCGTCATAAGAAATGCTATTTACCTCTTCACCTTTTGTAAATTTTCGAGTGCTTGTTCCAGTGTCAACTATAATAACACCA